ATTTTTATTCATGTTTTTTCGATTCACGCTTCATGAACAAAAGCGGATAATCCTTATTTTTATGGCTTCACTAAACTTTACAAAGTCAGTAATTCACGACAGTACGTCAGAATTAAAGATAATTGTAACTAAAGTACCATGTGTTCGAGTCTAAAAACTCAGACAGCGTCAGAAAGCGAACATGTCTTGCTTAAGGGGTTTCTGTTTTCCTTAGGCACCAATAGGTTGTGTTTATGCAACACAGCATACGCGCGAGCTACCTCATCTTCTGATGATAGCTCCTTACGGACATCGGATCGCTGGTCATCTGCTCCTGCAGGTAAAAACCGTCGAATTGTTTTTTGTTTTTCGTCACGAGGGACTAGAGAGAGACTAGGATTATGGACATTTGAATCCTTTCCCGAGGTGGTTGATAACACCGCACCGGAAGGTGCGAAGTTGGCAACCCACATAGGAAGTGTCTCTATCGGAGGGGGTAGTGGATAAAAAAGAGAGTAATCTGAACCGGCTGCTCTAAAACATTTAAATGTTGAGACAGTTCCTGTATCACTAAAAATCAAAGGTTGAAAGTCTCCCCAAAAAGGGGCTGGGGAAAACATAAAATAACCTTTAAATGTAGCATTGGAAACACCGGTAGGCAGAAACTCATAAGCGTTCATCCACGGAAGGGTAAATTCAGTTACTTTAGAAATGGTAATATCTACAATATTTAATCCATTCTCTGCTTTATACATATCAGGAACAGAAGCAACTAAAACACCAGTACCAGTAGTAGGACCAACAACTAAATTGTCGTCTAACAACACTCCGATAACACTGGCACCTGTGGAATTTTCATCCCAAGGGATTTTGAACTTTACTTGTCCTGAACAAAACCCAAACAGGCAGCCAAACGCATCGAAAACAGTAACTGGAGAATACCATTCTAAGGGAGGACTCCCAGTATCATTGTAACCCTGTATATCCAAGGCTGGAATAGGGGTAAACAAATTCGAGTCAGCATAGGTCCACCTTGACATAACATCTTGAAAGGTGATTTCTACGTCTGCCGAGTAAGGTAACTTCGGAACAGAACCAGTAGACATTTCATCTTTACTCTTACAAAAAGATGAAACATACATCTGAGACTCAATTGTATCAACAGCTAACTGGGAGGGATTTCCGTTTATCAAACCTCGGAGTTGAAAATCATCTCCTGCTGCCTGATACAGCACAAAAGGGAGGGTAGGACTGACGTCTCCTGAAGATATAGGAGTCTGCAAAGGCATAATCCATAACTTTGGGACACAGTCAGCAAAAACGGAAGGAGGGGTAAGGGAAGAAGAAACTATATAGGTAGGTAACCAATTCGACAGAGACAAAAAAGGCACGTCAACGTCAACTTGAGTTGTACCTCGAACAGTAACATCCTTGATCAACTCATTAGCTATCTTCCCAAGAGGCGCTCCTCCAGACCGCTCATAACTCAAAATAACATTATAACGAGCTGCAATGAACGGAGACCCAAAAATGACTAACGTGTACTTGATCGAACCCCGCCAGAATCTAAAATACTGGGAGAGGTAACAAATACGGGAATAGTCAAGGGTAGCGCCTATACCTCCAGTAAGGGCAACAGGTACATTGGCAGTGTTATCAAGCACGCCAAAGGACAACAAGGTAGGAATCTTCATATAATCCAACAATGAATGTGCTCTAGTAGGACCTATAAGGGTGCCAGTACCAAGAGGGTACTTGGCAGAAGTGCTCACAAGCGAACCAAAAACATTAGGCTTCAGTTCTGGTTCATCGGAGTCATTCTGCCCTGAAGAGGCATTACCTAAGAGAGGCTGACGAGAGTCAGAGGTCCCCCCTCCATATCCTTTTCCTGCGTTCAAAACAAAGTCGTCATGAGCTTTGAAACTAGCTCCACCTAACATAGACCAGAACCCATCTTTTGACTGGGACTCAATCCTATTATTAGACATAGGGGCTGACGAATTATTGTTTATAGGACCAGCTGTCTCCAATCCAACTATTCTAGCAAAAACTTGCAATGTCAAAGTTGAATGAGCTGTAGAATTAACAAACTTCACAGCATGAGGAGGACAGAAGATCCTTAAAGAATGCAGGTTATCAAGAGCCTGAACAGCAGTATCTACTGTATTATCAGTGTAGAGATCAGTAAGATCAATCCACTGACACGGAGACAACCAAGGGGTAGAAAGGACAACATCCTGCTGTTGAGAAAAATCAAGAAGTACAGTATCTGTATGAGAACAAAAATACTTTACTACTCCGGAAGTATTGGCATAAGACAAACCTGTAAAACTCCCAATTCTCTGAGGTAAGCAAGTCAACCCAATCCAACCGTAATAAAACGGAGTGGAATGATATTGAACTCGCCACTCAATGGCTTTAAATCGAGCATATCTAAACGTCTGCAATGCCTCTTCTATAAATGCATTAAAGAAGATGGAAGAACCAGCGATAAGGCCATTAGTAATAACGCTAGAATCATTTATTGCGGCAGTTGTTATTTGAACCCAACGCTCACAAATAGCTCGGGGTGTCTGATCCGGGTAAGGATTAGACTGAAAAGGCTGCGGAACAGCCTCTAGGACAGTAGAGTGTAGCTTGTTTTCTTGATCTTCAAACGTAGCCAAACCCTTCTCCTGGGTCTCAGAATTCATCTGACCCATCTCTAACTCAAAATTTCCTTCAGAACTAGCGGAGTAACTTAACCTACGGCGATGCTGGTACCCCTACCAAACAAAGCCTAGAATGCCCAGAACTAGAGTGCAGCATGAAATCAGGACGGGACCACCCCTCAGACTGTAATCACACACTCTTCTTTCAACGAAAGGAATTGGAAATAAATCTCGGATTTCCAGGACCGAGCCCGTTACCTAGAACGGAGCCAAAGGAGACATTTAACGCATTTCATACGGTTGGTTTTTGAGAACAAACATAAACTTACGGGTATTTTCGAACCCCGTACATACGGGTTATGTAGATTTAATGTTGGGCATGCAACCACCGGTCAGCGTAATGTTCATACGACTTACCAGGGAAAAGCAAACCTAACCACTTACAATAATCTCTCATGTGATCGGTTTCTAGTTGAAATCGCTCTCTTCCATAATGAAACCACTCTTGACACGCTACTTCAACGTTAATCAAGAACTGGTCATCAAGTGAAATGGCAGGGACTTCGTACCTAGTACCATCCTTAGCCATTTGAAAAGTAGGCTTAGGCTGGCGTATCCACATCAACATAGAGTATATCGAGTCTACATTTAATGGTGCTCGTAGCATAGTTCCTTGAAGAACAAACTTTCGGCACAGGAATTCAAGATCCTCAACTTCTATAAATGGGGAGTTAATCTTAGTTTTCGCTGGAGTTGTGTACTCCATACCAAAAAACTCATAAATGTACTCTTCTAGAAATTGCATATTGAAGTACTTAGAGTACTTCTCCAATATTGACCAAATATTGTCGTCACCATAGACCCAGAGTCGAAAAAACTCTTCAGGCCGAGCATCAAAAAACTCTTGACATTCGTCCTTATTCTTGAACTGACAATAAAACAAAGCAGTATTAAATATAAGAACATTTGCAAACGAATTAATAAAGCCTGTAAGCCAGCCCCCACTACTATTAAAATAATCAAACCAATATAATTGGTCAGATACTACAAGAAGTGGAGCAAGGGCGCTTTCACAGACAGCTCGAATTAGGTCTTCCTCATAAGAACCGGATTTTACATTAAAATAAGGGACGCAGGCTTCACCTAACGCCCATCCGATCCAAGAGTTTAAAGATGTGTCATAATTACCGAAGTCACCGCCACCAAATTTTTTATCGCCTCTCAGCTCAAACAACTTGTTGTAGATGTTCTTCCAGTCATGTCCGTGGATATCAGTTCCAATCGCGACATCTGATGTACTTCTCTTGTCTTTCATTTCCATAACAAGAGAACCCATAATCATAACAGTGAACACGAGATGTGACAATGAGCCAATACAAAATAATCGGGTCTTACCTTGATGGACTCTCTCGAGATCACGAGTTTCATCTTTTAGACACCCAGCTACTACGTTCTTAGGCTTCTCTCCGCGTTTTACCGCATCGAAAAGATCTTGAACAAGTTGCCGAAGAACTGGGTGAATCCATTGTGTTTCCTTGTTCCAGAGCTCACTTCGCTTAGTGGCCTTGGTCAGACATTCCATGTCATAACCAATAGCTGTATCAGACGGAAGACCGTCCCACAACCCTGGGATACCAAAAATCGCTTCTTCAATGGTCCAGAAGCGAATTTTCTTCAGATTCATCTCTTTAGGGAAGAATCCTCTGAAGGCGATATCTTTTCTATGGATGATTAAATCCTTCATCCACGACCTCATAGGGCGCGCAGGAGACGCACCAAGCTTAGCTAAAGCCTTCTTGAGGGGTTCCACCACAGTTCCGTCGTCAAACTCTGTTACAGTTAAACAAGCAGGAGCTGAAGTGATGGGATACATAGGTTCTCGATCCCCATCTCCTTGTGCAGGAGAGGGTCGAAGATTAGTCTTTGCAGGCATTATCTTCTTACGATACAATTGTCCAAGATAAGCGTACTTTCCATTCCGCACATTCTTAGAAATCTCTGGTGTAACATATCGAATAAACTTAGGTATGTAGGCACAATGGGACTCAATTTTTCCAATTTGAGGCTCCACAAAGTCATCCAAAGTAATAGGACAAAAGTATGAGTTATACCCAACTTTTCCTACATGTATCCCGGCGACATAAATATGACCATTGGACGCAGCTAGAGTATACGGTTGCCCGCAATCTCCAGGTTTACCCATTCCACCGGCTAAGATGTAATAATTGGCCATATCGAGTGTACCTCTACCGTATTGGTTAGACGTCATAACAGTTTCTCCGCGAGAAGCTCCTGTACGACGAATCCGTTCTACGACAACCTGGTCTCCCAGGAATTGTTTTGACACACGAGAATATTCGGTGTGTGGGTGCATCCATTTCTCAAGTTCGCTTTGAGAGCGAAATAATTTACTCTTGAGAGACTTAAAAGCACTAGTTGACCGAGGGTCAAGATCCACATATACTATGTCTCGTCTATCTTGTACATTAGTCACTTTAACCTGAGTACCAAAAAATGAAGCCATAGCGACTCCGTTATTGATAACTTCTACACGAGTGTAGCCAGGTCCATAGACAGAAAAAGGATGACCTACAGTGATAAAACGACAACCAGAAAGGATGCCGTCAGTCTCAAAGTACTCATCACCATACCAAAATCTTAGAGTTTTCATATAAGTAGAAATCTCAGAAATCTGTCGGCTTTCATCATCTATATGTGACTGTATGTATGAGGGGTCCTCAGTCCATTCCTCCTCATGGGGATAAACAACCTCCATGAGACCTCCATCTGAAAAAAGATGAAAGCCACAGGAATCACAGTAAACCAGATCATCAATCTCTTGCAGAGATTCAATAGGTCGATACGATTCACAGGAAGGACATAAAATACACTGCTCAGAATGAGGAGTATATTGAGGTCGACTAGGTAAACGAGCACGCTGATCTCGAAGGAGAGAGTGTGGCTGAAATCCTGGTCGTTGTGGAAGCTTGGCTCTAACATCTCTAGGGAGAGATTGAGAGCCAAACCGGGGTCGAGCATTGTGGTAAACAGGCAAATGCTTAGGCCCACGGGTATCAGGGATTAATCCCTGGTCCATTAAGGACTGTCTAATAGCTGAAGGGCCATGAGACATACCTTCCACAGGTGGTTCTTGGGTAAAAATTGACCCTTGATAAACCACCTCTTTCTTAGGTTCGAGCTCTTTCTTATTAAGAATGGCAAGACTAATGCAAACAACACTAGCTAGGGCTCCGAATACAATCAGTCCATATTTTCGAAGAAAAGGAACTGACTTTTCGTCCATCCATCTATACGCATTATCTTTAAAAACTAAGAAATGCGATCGTAAAGAAAGTTTCGGCTCTTGATCAGAAAGGGAGCCGATACCCATGGTCAACTTCATATCTTTATAAGATACTTCTTTCGATTCTTTCCACATCTTACGGACGCGGAAACAACGGTTAACAAGTACAGTATACTTTTCTATCTCAGGGGAGACACTAAACGAGTCAGCGTCATACGTATCTCCATGAGAAGCAGCAAGAACATCTAGGAACCAATCCATAGGTGTGTTGTGCTTGTCCACTCGAGCGTCATGAGCTACTGCAGCCATCTCTGCCGCTCCAAGTCCTGAAAAAAACAAAAGAAACTCCGGTTTTCCGTAGGGAGTGACAGACTTTGCAACTTTAGGGTAAATCTTATCCTTAAACTCCTTAGGGGTTGCAATCATGATCAAATTATACATTAATACATGACGCAACCTCCTCCTCATATCAGGATCAATAGGAGTAACAAATCTTTGCCAGAAATAAGTGCCGACCTCTTCAAGGAAGGCATTATTCTTACCCATCAACCTAACAGGAACACTGTCAGGTTCAATAGCTATGATAGTATGTGCGTACTCACGCATCTCTACTTCAAGATTAGGATTTGCTACAGGATAAAATTGTTCTTCATAAGTCTTCAACTCTTTAGCATCTTCTTTCTCAACTTCGTTTGTCTCCTTAGACAACCATCTAGACATACGTCCTAGATAAGTATCACCGTGGGTCGTAAAACCCCTACCAATACCACCAAGCATATGAGACTCAATGGTAGTAGTAGTGGTAGGCTCAGCACGAGACTGCTGAACTTTTCCATCAGCGGTATACACAGTATCTATTTCTCCTAGAGCGTATTCTTCTTGTATAGCTGCCCACTCAAACTGGTTAAAGCCTGAATAAGCGTCTACATCTGAATACGGTATATCTTCAAAATCATCTATAACAGGAGGCTGAGGAAAAGAAAGATCCAATAGAGGAGGTAAAGGAGTATTAAGAGGAAGCACATCATATGTGTCTTCCCACTGCTCACTTGTCAATACGGGAGTACCAACAAATGGACAATGTTCCTTTCTCCTTTGACTATCTTCATCTTTCTTTCCTACAATCTTCTGTCTCTTCTCTTTTCTATGTTGAGCAGCTCGCTTACTAAATGCAACTGCTGGCGAAGGATTACGTAACTCATTCATCCGCCGTTCCAAAACTGAAGTTTGATCCATAGCAGTACTAGGATCAAAACCTTTTCCAACATTCCTTACTCTTTCTTTCTTTCCAAGTTGGGTTTTACAATACTCAACATAATCAAAAGTTCTCATAAACTCCGTTTTATCTTGTCTGACTGACATCCGATGGGATATCACGTCAAAAAGACCATTAACAACTTCAGAAAATACAAGATCTACATAACCATATTCACAAGCCAAATTAGCATATTCTTCAGGGGTAGCAAGATTGAATGCTTCATACTCAGGGGATCCAGGAGTAAACTTACAATGCAGGCGAAAGGCCCACGACTCATCAAAATTTCTCTTAGCTTCACTAAACGTTCCAGTCCTAATCACTTCCAAATGAAACGTGCGACGACGCACGACCGCGGAAGGGTGAGTAAGACCGGAAGATCCAATTAACTGTTCATCACTAAGGTTGCTGGAAACAACCGCCAACATGGAATTGAAAAATGCTTTTCCTTTTTGGTCAAAGGCCATGTTGAGAGGATATATTCCATCTTCACAGGCTGTAAGTATTTCTGAAGCGACTTTTGCTCGCTCCAAAGGATCCTTCTTCTCGAACGCTTCATTCCATATCACCGCGAAATTTTGGTGATATCCTTCCCAATAATCAGAGTTCTTAACTCTATGATGCATGTGGTCTCTCGACCAATCATGTGAAAACTGCTTGGGGTCCGCAGCTTTCAATCGCATATACAGTGCGGCCACTATGTGTTCTGTAACAGTGGTCTTTCCTTGTCCACTTTTTCCATACATCCAAAGACAAGGGGTTTCTATCCGGGTAAGATAGAGATCTGAAGTTTTCTCTGCTAACTCTTGTAACTCGTTAATTCGTGCAATGGCTTTCACCATCGCATTCGCTAACGAGGGATTAACTTTCATTCCAATAAGAGCAGACTTAAGCCTAAGTCCTTTCTTGTACAATTCTTTCAATTTACTAGCAGTAACCAAATCAGATTTCATCGCAATCTCAACTTCGTGTATCTGTGAAAAAGCGTCAAACTCTTCAAGATACTTCTCGAACTCTGTCATCTGTTGTCTATCTTTAAAAAAATGTTCTTGATAAACATGAAAATAAATCTTGTCAAAAATATTACTGAGCCCTTCTTCCAAATTATTGTAAACTGATGGAAGACGGCTAGCCATATTAATGGCGGCTCCAGCCGCTTGCGAATGATTCTTATTAGTAACAGACAACGCAATTCCAAGTGCTAATCCTAGCACAGACATTATATCTCCCAACGAATGGGATTCAAGGGTATCCACGGAATGAGACTCCATCTTCCTTTCTAACTCTAAAACTAAACTACTATCACAGTCATATCCACACTTATTCATTATGAACACGACTGCAGCTGAGATACAGCGCTTAAACTGACTCAAACTTTCTCTAACAAAATACAAAATAAGTAATAAGATAACAATTGAAAACAAAAACAAGATAAGACTCTTTGGCACTTCTGCCATTTCAAAATCGAATCCATCTATTATTGCTTTAACTGAGTCTCTCACACTCTCAAATATACTATACAAAAAACTTCCTAACTTTCTAAACAAACCAGCTCCAGCAGACAATGCTGAGCTAGCAAACGAAGACACCTTTTCAGGTATGGAGGCTACATAATTAGCCAAAACAACAGATATACAATCATTAATTTCAGGGGCAAAACTGCTAGCGGCTTTCGTTAAACCAGCCGCTACAGCTTTTCCCATCATTTGTGACTCTATCTCTTGGTTATCAGTATCCTTCTTGGGGTTTTTACTTTTCAAGTACAAACCCCCGCCTTTACTTCCTCTATCTACTCTCTCTCTAACTGTCAAACTAACACTATTCTTCTTAGGTGCCAATAATGACTTATATGATATATATTGATCTATTCTAATAGTAAACTGATTCTTCCTCATTCCACAAAAGGTATGTAATAAATACTTATAGTGCTTAATGAAATAAGGAACAGTTTCTGTCTTTCTAAATTTATGAGTTCGATGATTTGATTTCATATTCTGCAATTCTTTTCCTAACTCATAACAATCTTTTAAATAAACAATAGCTTTCGGATAATCACCTTTTGAAAACCAATTCATCTCATACAATAAGGAATTGAAGTTATAAAAAGCTTCACCAAAAGCTTGGAGGTCAAAAGACCCAATACAGAATAATGGAAACAACTTCTTTAACTTACCTAAACGATCTATATCTACAACGGGATCTCTAAGAAACTTCACTCCTTTAAAAGGAAGATTCTGAAACTTATCATTTGGGCGTTTTAACTCCGACGCCCATTCACAGCCACTATTATCAATGGCCAAGGCGGAGAGGGCCAACAATTCGTCGGCCTCTAGCCTCTTAGCTTCCCGTTGAAGCCATTTCCTATGATTATCAATTATTTTTTGTTCCTGTTTTCCCAGAACGGGACGAGACTTAAGCTCACGTACGAAGGCACAATAAGCATATTCTCTCTTCTCTAAAACTTTAAGTATAACACGTTCTTTTTCTCGGTCTAAACAGGTAGAATAAAAATTGACAATCCACTCACCATCACAACAGGTCAGGCAAGTACATCCTTGAGACGGGGAATTATAATTAAAAACTGAATCATCTCCCCAGTGGTGAGTACCACTACAATAGGGTTCTTTTAAACCTAACAAGCCATGACGAAATGCAATAATCTCTGATGTTTGACAATCATGGTCAAAGGCTTGTTCCATAAGAACCCTAATAGGTATTTCATAATCTCCGAACTCCATCACTCGCAACTTCTTAATAATTCTTCCAATTTCGTAAACAAAGTGATAAGCATGATAATGTACATCTTCATGTTTATGATTATGGTCACGACAATGACCACAAGAATAGATACGATTCATAAATTCTATCCAAGCATATTGATCTATTCTGTCACAAAGATATTTAACTGCGTTAATTAATTCTAACTTATAGGGCAAAGGCAGTCCATTATCACTTTTTAATTCAGTATATTCAAACGGTAAACGGTATTCAATCCAAAAATTATCACACATTCTACCGTTTCCAAATTCTTCACAACCAATTGAACGACAACGAGGGCATTCAGCACAAAAAGAAAGGCTGAACTTATTAGGGTCGTAACAAAGGTCGCGTTCAATATCAAGGAGAGATCCACGGGGAAACGCAGAGCTCTCCTCAGAGCCAAATAACTGAGTGGCGCCGGAGCGCACAGTGAAACCGTCCATCATGTTGTTTCACACAAGAGGGTTTATTCCCGTTAAACCCACAACTATCACACAACCAACAAGCTGGTCAGGCCTCTCCCTTTCAGAAGGTTCTTAAGTGGAACCTACAACAAACTATTAATGGAAAGAAAGAGATTATTAACTCTTAATCCTTATAAATGAGCGTCCTAACGCTTGATAGGGATCGTGTACATCAGTGTACATGTTCAATGTATATAAAACGAATAATGCTTCTTTCGTGCAATGATACATGATGTCAAACTCACAACGTGAATACGAGAAGAAGATAAGCAAAGTATATATAACTTCTATCGAGGGGGTTAAAAACCAATAGTCCTCGAGTCAATGCTTCTTCTAAGTATTGTGTAAGCTAAGTAAGATATTCAAAACCGTAGTGTGCTTCTGCAAGGGTAGCCTCAATACTCCACACACAAAACGTCCAATAATAAATACCAACACTTCACCAAGACCGTAAATAACAATATTCCCACTCAAAAAATAATTCAGTACAACAAGTGGTGTTCTATTTCCCATACAAAAAACAAGATACAAAGTTCTAAGAGATACTTAGTTCTTCAGATGTAGCTCATACACTTCAAACTTCACAACCAAAACACGATAGGTTGATTCATAATCCATAGCTCTACAAAGAAAAACACGAAGTTGGCGACTTCGCTTATAATACCAAATAGACAACAACTTAACTTAAACAAACAACAACGACAAACTAAAACTTAACAACTATTTTTGATTTTTATTTTAAGTGAAAATGAAAAATGTTAAAGTGACATCCTACAAAGATGCTCACTAACAAAAATAAAGATATAAAATATAATATAAAGGGACCATAAGGTCCAATGCCTACTTAGAGATGAGGCGACGTTCCTGTCCGATTATTTTGACGCAGACATTGATAAAACCGTCAGAGGTCATTTTAATACAAAATGACAAACTAGCATAAAACAGAAGGTATTGTTACAGCTCAATGGAATTAGAATTAACTAACCATTGTAAACATGTTCAACTCATTCAGGATATTTACGACTAAGAATTAACTGAAACTCTATAAAAGACGCATCTTAATAACAAAGATGCGATTATAATTATTTATACAAATTATTAAAACTCATTGAAAATCTCTTCATTTCAAAACCAAGGATAAATTCATTCAACTGCTAAAACGCTATTAACTCGCAGACCCAAAAAATAAACCGGATTCCTACTTTGAAAAGACATGATTACACTAAATGTAATCTG